GTTCAAAGTCAGGTGTGTAGGTTCTAACCTCGTTAACCTCATACTTGATCTTGAACTCCTCATACTTGAACGGTACTTTAAGGCTCTTTAGTTGCTCCGATATACGATCCTCTAGCCCAGACCGATACCCGTGTTTTATACCCCTCGCATTACTCTTCTTCACAAAAGATACCACACTCAAAGTCATAGCCTTTTAGTTTATTACCTTTGGCGTCTGGAGGTAAATCTTTAAGCATAATCCTTTCTCCTTTATAGTAGACTAGCTTTGCTCCTATGTCAGTTGATTGCTCTTGTCTGGACAGGAATACCTCTGGGAAAGTTTCCCTAACTAGGTTCCAATAGGTAGCTGAACTAGCTTTCACACACCCGATACAGTTAGCGTTAGGATAACCCAGAGAGTAGATTAGCGGCAACATTATGCCCCCACCCTGGATTACACGAAAGCAATCTTCCTTAGTAAGACCTGCATCTATCAGAGGTGTCAGTAAGGTATCCCGTTCAGTCAACCTAAAACGATCTGCACGTTTAACCTCCTCTGCTGTAAATCCCAGTACAGTGTAGTCAGGCTTATTAACCTCCTCCCACTCTTGCCTAGCCTTCTTCTTGAGTTCTAGGGTGCAGGGAGCGCCCATTGGCCCTGACATGAACCGTCGATCCTCCCAAACATCTTCACAAGATTGATCTGGATATTTAGACCTAGTTGCAAACTCTATAGGAAAATCTAGCCAACCCTCAACATCTTTCAGGAACCTCTGGTTGTCAGGGTGTTCCTCCTTGATGGGATTATTGACAACACTGATCTTATTAGTGTCGCCATATAAATCTAAGGTCAGCTTTGCAGCTACCGCTGAGGCGGCTCCACACGAGAACCAAACTGCAATGTGTTTACCTTCTATTTTGGAGGTATCCATACTTCACCTACTTCCCGTCTGAGCCAAAGCAATCTGGCGTTTTCCACTACTCTGTTTACATCACCTTCGTATGCCTCTACGCATACATCCCAAAGTTCCTCCTCTGTACTAAGACCCTTAAGCATCTTCTCCGCAGTCTTAGGCCCAATGCCATACACACCCTTAATGTTATCTGCGACATCGCCCGTTAAGATTTGTGTATAGAAGAACTTAAGACCTGCAAACTCGGAAACTGTAGTCCACTTCCCCGTGGTTAGGTTGAAGTGACGACAAGGTATTTGGAGCATATCCTTGTCTACAGAAGCTACGATGGTAGTAGGGCCGCACCTAGTTGCCTCCATTGCGATTAGATCATCGGCCTCTTCGCCATCACTAACTATAGCATTAAAGTTATCTACTAGGTATTCCCTTGCTTTAGGTAGATCAACTGGCTTAGGGGTCTGCTTTCTGACTTCTTTATAAGGGTAGGATTTAGCTACCTCATACCTAAAGTTGCTGGAGCCAGTTAAATAGACTTGATACAACCCACTTTCAGGAGACCTTACGGTTTTATCAATGATAAACTTCATGTTTTTGTCTATGTGACGCGACAGCTTATCATTACCAGCGGCCCAAAACTTGTAACCTTCTACAAACTTTTCGTGGTGCTCTTGTTTGTATTTGTAGAGCTTTAAGTCTGTTGAGAAAGCCACGACCTCTTTAAAGTAATTACTCTCTAAAGAGGCCGCTGCTTTATAAGCCACAATGTCTCCATCAATTAAGACTTTGCCGCTTTCCATCAAAAACCCCCAAACACCATTTGACCATCGTCCTTCTCAAAGGCAACATCTTCTACATAAGAAAAACCGATAGACCTAGTGAAGTCGCCATATGCTCGGCCTAAGCTGTACAGATCGTCTATGTCACTTCTGACCATAGTTACACTGCCAGTAAAACCGTCTTCCTCCTTATCGTTTTTAACAGTCATTGTGAGTTCCATTAAAAAACACTCCGATCATCTGCGTTACTTTCATAGACCACATGCTCAACAACAGAGACTTTCTCAAGTTGTGTAATCTTGCCCTCCCAAACATCTAACTTTACGATGACCTTTGAGCCGTTGCCGATCAAGCCATCGGTTTCCCAATCCCAAGGCACATGATTTTCACCAACCTTCTTGAACAGTGCAGGTGGGCCAACAACCACCCCTTGCTCCCCAGTCTCTAAATTCTTAAACTTGGGGTTAAAATGGGGTCGGGTTGCTTTGTAGTACATCCGACCCTCTCTGTCGGTCTTGAACAGTTGAGCTTGTAAGCCCTTGTTTGGAACACCATCAGCAATCATCTTTTGCTTAGTCTCTTCGGTAAGCATAAGATTTGCAACATACACACCTTGTTTTGCTTCAATGTTAATTGCCATGTCAGAACCATCGTTTGGCCCCATGTCACGATCTTCCTCTCGGAGTTTAGCCCACTCAATTTCACATTCTACTACTACTGTCTTTCCCATTTGAATTTCCTCTCATTCGGGTGTTCGTACTATATTATATAGACCTTTTTGGCGTTTTCACAACTAAAAATATTATTTATTTAGTGTATGTTTGCGTAGGTCTTGCCAAACTGTACATCAGTACCTAGTGGCACGTTCAGTTTTACTTTATCGTTTAGTTTAACTGCTGCATTGTGCATGATCTTTTCTACTTCACCCTCTTCTCCTTCTTTAACAAGAGCAATAATTTCATCGTGAAACTGCCCAATAGATTTAATTCCCTCAGCCCTACATAGAGACACCCAAGTGTCAAAACAGAACACTCCCGTACTTTGATTGAGTGTACTGAAACGATCCTTGTCACTGCGTAAACTATGCCAGAAGCCTGACACTGGGTTCTTAAGCCACATACCCCCAAATAGCTCACGAACCCGTAGGTTCTTTGCCACACGCTCAATAGCCCAGTTACGAGACCAGAACGCCTCCAAAAGAGTCTTAGCCTCACCCTTGGTCATACCTGTCTCACGGGCCAGCTTAGGCGCTCCTACACCATATGTAGCACTGTAGTTAACCACTTTGTAATTCTTACGGAGGGCTTTGAGTGAACGCTCTCCAGAATTGTGCTTGTCGATGTCATCTTGAGTGATAACACCAGCGTGTAGAGCCAAGTCTAAGTGTGGGTCAAAACCTTCACGGCTCATGGCCTCCACATAGTCAGGGTCTAGCGGTTTCATATAGTGACGCTTGGTTGTGTCCTCAAGTGATGTCATGTCAGCACCAGCTAACACATAACCATCAGGACACGTTAGACACCCACGAATAACATCACCGTATGGCTTGTCGATTCCTGGAAGATTAACCAATGGTCGGTAGTGCTTAAACCGGAAGGTATTCGTAAGACCTGCGATACTAGCCTCTAGCCAACCATCCTTGTGGCACTCTAAGAAACTCTTAAGAATACCAGCACGGTGAGTAAGAACTGTAAGGCCATCAAGAAGGTCAACAGCAGTGTCAACCTCTGCAAGCTCTTTGACACTTGAGCATAACTCTCCGTTGTTTCTAACTTGTGCAATTTGTTTTTCATCGCCTGTAACCTTATTCCTTGTGAACTTATATGTCCGTGGGTTCCAACCTAACGAATAAAGCCAGTCTTTGACCTGATCGTTAGAGTTAGGATTTCCCCGCTCTTCGCCTGTTTTAACGACAAACTTTATGGTCGTCTCGGGTTGTCTATATTGCAAACATAGGTCAATCCACTTCTCCCAGTCTGACGACAAATTTCCGTCTTTCTTGTATTTATCCCGTTTAGGTCTTGTAGCAATACGGGTGAGAATACGCTTAGGCATAGCATCAGCTAGTTGCTCAACTTTCTCTTCTTTGAGTGCCATGATCTCGTCGTAGGCAGCTTGTGCTTTACCTACGTCTAATTTCCACCGCAGGGTCTCTTGCTCTTTAGCGCAGTCTAGCTTGAATGTAAGGTAGTCAATCAGACGATCCTTATCTTCCTCCGCATCTTTGTACAGTTTGTCCAGCTTCATGCTTAAGTCACGCCACAGACGATTGTTGATCTTAACGTCCTCGTCGCACCTGTGAGCGTACTCCTCTGGTGTTAGGGTGTTCCAGTTCTTAATAACTGGTTTGGGTACTCCATAGTCCTCTCCGTAGCCCTCAAGACCATGCTTCATACGATCATGATGTAGATACCAAGATAACGCTAGAGTGTCGATCAAACGAGCCTTTACCTTTATGCCTAACACCTTTTCTATCGCTGGGATGTCAAAGCGTATGATGTTGTGGCCTACCAGAGTTTCACTGTTGAGTAATACATAGCGCATCTCATCGTAATCATGGGTATGCTTAACTTCACCCATGTCATTAGACCAAGACATGACATGAATCTTGGTCAACTCATCTAATAGACCGTCTGTTTCAATGTCGAATACTGTTGTCATATTTTACATTACCTCTGTAAGTGTGAAGGTATCAGTGTTAAACCGCATCATCCCTGCGTTACCTTCTTCTGAACAGGGTCGGTTCTTCTCAACACTTAGATACGTTGTGTTACGCTCTTGTAGATCATCAGAATCTTTATCACGACTTAGGTTAACAATCACGGACGCACGTTGTCCGATCATACGACAGTATTTCATCTGACCATCATCGTTAGTGTGGGCGATAGTTACGATACCCACGTTTAACTCAGCAGACACCTTTGACAACCTAACAGATAAATCAGCCAGCATCTGTTCTTTACTATCCTCAGACGTGCCAACCAAGACATCTTGGATAGGCTCAAAGAAAACAAACTTAACGCCACAGGCTACAGCAAAGTAACGTATCTGGTCGATAAGATCGTCAGCATCTTGACCATCACTTAGGTAGAACTGGTAGAAGTTCTCATCTTTAGTGAGACTTTCGATAGCGCCAAAGACTTTTTCCTCTGCCCCCTTTTCATCAATCAAGTCCCTGCGGGTTAGATTGTCATTACACTCGTAACTAACTAGACCCAGAAGAGATCGCAGCTTAGTTTCCTCCAAGTGCCACGCAGCAATCGGTATTCCCTTCTGCAACATATTGTATTCAAGATAACGCATGATCTCCGTCTTGCCGATACCCGTGGGTGCTTTGATTACCGTAAAGTGACCTTGCATCAAACCTAAGATTTTATCGTCTAAGGCTTGGATACCTGTCGGCACATACTGATGCTCAGGTGTATCCTTATACAACGACAAGAAATCCTGTGTGCTGTTCATCACATTCTCAGGCATGTACTTACGAGCGTTCCACCAAGCCTGTTTGAACTCTGATGCTTTGCCAGCCTGTAAGAACTCGTTAGCATCTTTATATGGACGATGGTCAACCCGATATACTTTGTTAGGGAATAACTTTGCTATGTTATCAGAAAGATTATTTCCAGCTTCATCGTTATCAACCGACAGGATGATCTTGTCGAAAGCGTTAAGCCACTCCGCGCAATTCTCCCACAACTTCTTAGATGGCGTAGCAGATGGCAACGACACAACAGGATTACTGAATTTACTCTGCACCATTTGATATACAGAAAGGGCGTCTATCTCACCCTCAGTAATTGTCACGGCGTTACTAGACCCAGCGGTAAAAAGATTCATTCCGAATAGTTCATCGGATTTAAACCCATCTTTAGCATAGAAGCCCTTCTCTGGTAACTTCCTCACTTTAATTCCCCCGCTGGGGTATATGTATTCTTGACGGTCAGGGTAGGTCAATACACCATACTCCGCCATAACCCCCTCATCGATACCGCGCATACTTTCATGTTTTCCAATGCTGGGGTCTTGTTGAATTGGCGGCTCAATCTTCTTAGGGGTAAACGAGTACCCTTCTCTTTCTACCGTAGGATATTTTTCAGATGCCCAATCAAACGTCTTCTGTCTTGACGGGTAATTAGTATTACAGGAGTGGCATTTTCCATAACCATTACTGTTATAACTAAAAGCATCTGAAGAACCGCACGACACAAAGGGACACGGCAGATTACTTTTATCACTCATATTATATTCCTTATGTTTAAGTTATCTAGAGTTATGGTGGTCTGTGGTGGATTAAATAAGTGGTATCTCTAGAGTAACTCTAGAGTAACCTTTTTGAAGCCACCACCACAGACCAGTAACACTTGAGCAACTCTAGAGGTAACTTAAGAGGGCTACACTTACTTATATAGACCTTTTTCAGTCTTTCACACTTCACGAATTGTTACAGTTGTGACATTTTGTAAAGTGCTGCCTCTTCTCTCCTAGATATTGACTGTTGGCTAACACCACATATCTCAGCCAAATCACCTTGAGAACATTCCTCAAAGTACCTCTTGTATATAATCTCCCTGTCTATGTCGTCCAGTAAATTAAGAGCTTTCGCAATGAACTCATCAGTCTCATACTTTTGAGAACAGTCTTTAACGGACAAAGAGAAGCTGTCGTCAAAACTCACAGACGTTGTAGATAGTGCCTTTGCCAGTTCCTCCTTGCCCTTCTTTGAATAAGACCCGTGCTTATACTCAACACCCTTTGAGAGGCTTTCTGCCGTTCTTGTGTAGGGTATATGCACAATCCTGGATCGCCTATTGATATAGTCGTGCATAGCCTTATTAGCTCTCCTGTAAAGACTGGCGGGGTATTCATCTGATTTGACCTCCAACCTCTCATAAATCGCCAATATTCCCTCGGAGACCAAATCATCCCTCATGTCAACACGGTTGTACTTGTAAGCCAATCTCTCGCACATGCTTACGATCTCAGGCCCAGTTAAGCTCATACTCTACCTCCAAGTTCTCTAACTCTCGCTGTCGCTTTCGGATTAAATACACAGCTTCCTCGACTGTGACATCCTCAGACTTATCCAAAGCCCTAATGAGTTTCTTTATCTCCCCTTTAGTCATAGCTTGTCCTTACCCTCCAGTTGATTGATACGCATTTGTGCATAGCGGATGACCTTCTCAAGGTCTGTGATCTCGCACTGAGCCTTACTCATTCCCTCGTAGGGCTTGTATCCTGCACGACTGGCATACTTGATGATATTCCCACGCCAGAACTCAAAGCCATTCTGCATGATATATGTGATAGGTTCGATCTTCCACCGTGCATAATGCTTAGGTTCATTCACGATGTCTGATGTATGTTCTGCCATTACGTTCTCCTTAAAGTCCTCTTGTTCTGCTATCAACTTTCGCCACTCACTGTTTATCATTACTCTTCCTCCAAACAGAAGCCACACCATGTATCCTTGCTTGCATTACCACAGCTTACACACTTGCGCCACTTATTCTTTTCGTCACGTTCTTGAGAAGCCTTACGTTCCTCTGGTGTCATGGGTCTAATCATATTTCTTTCTACCCTCTGCTATCACCTGTTCATACTTAAAGAACAACTGCTCAAACTTCCACTGGTATAGCTGCTGCATACCAAGAAGGGCGTTCATCAGTTCATCTTGTGTAGGGTCACGCTCACCGTCACCTATCTGTCTGAACACAACCTCAAGGTCATTACAGACCTGCCAACAGTCCATTATCATTGGCTCTAAGTCATATAGTTTAGGCATCTGTCAAAGCCTCCCACGATACAGGGAATAGTTCAAGCATCTTACGATCAATCTGGTCAGCTACCTCTCGTGTCTCTGCCTGTGTGTCAGGCTTGCAACGTAGGCGGCACATGTCAGCAAAGGCATCAAGGCTACCTGACCAGTACCACTCAGTCATCGTGGACTGTGGTAGTTCCATACGGGCTTGCTCAGGTGCTACACCGTGAGCTAGTAGGTCTTTGTAGGCTTTAAGTGCTGCCCATCCTGAACTACCCCAGTCACCCACATTTACTACACCCTCACTACCTTGCTTCTTGTCGGCACTACGCCCACGCCACGCATAAGGAGTGTAGAGCTCAGGCTCATCATCAACATACCGCCTAGAAATTTCGTTCCATCTCAGGAACTTATGCTTGACTAGCTGCCGTGCTACAAAGATCGGAGCCTTGACGTGGAAGCTGGCGAAGCAATGTCCGAAGGGACTGATGTGTTTATGCTCGGCTAGGTAACGGATCAGCTTATCATCCTTAGCTTTGAGCTTAGGTGGCCCCCACGGATCGTCTTCCATCTCACTGGTCTTACCGAATGACACCCGTGCAGCGTTAGCTACGGTCAGGTCATTGCCCATGTGGTCTATGTACGTTGCTTTAATCATTAGAAAGGCACCTCATTATTTCCATTGCGGGGGTCATTGAAGTAGCCCTTTGCCAGATACTCCAGCCGTGGATCAAGGAGTTCCTCTAGCTCACGGATGATTGACTTGGGACGGATACCCATCTCTTCCAAGTGTT